ACCTTGTAAGATACCTTTTATTCCTATAGCAGGTAAATATTGTAATGCTAATTTTAATTTTTTAGCTAAACCAGCTGCATGTCCGTGATTTTCATCTATGTCTTTAGGTGTGTAATTAATTTTTGGATTTACATTAAACACTGACTTAGTACCTACAAAAAATTGTCCATTATCAGGATTAATACCTGTAAATATAGCAGGCGCACCATCCCATTTTACAGAAACATTTTTAATTGTATTGTCTTCTCCCTTTAAATTCTTAATTAACTCATATAAGAAATTTTTAGCTTGATTAAAACCATCTTGTCCTTGAGTTAATACTAATTCTTCAAGGTGTGTTAAATGTGTGTTTGCTTTTGTTTCTGTTATAATCTCTACTAATTGTTCTTTCCACCAATCCTTAGAAAATACGCTTTCTTTTTTAGTCATTTTTATAGGTATTTCTCTTACTTTTGTAGCTCCAGGGACTATTATGATACCTGAATTATTATTAGCTATTATTTCTACTCCATTATCTCCAATTAATTTAAGTTGATCATATGCAAGGTTATCCATATCTATCCTATTACTGTCTATATCAATAAAAGGTCTATCTTTATAAGGTGAATTTATTTTATAACCCATTTGTTGGATTGATTCTTTAAATTCATATAATTTTGTTTCATGAACGGTAGTTGAGAAAGATTTTACTACAGTGTTTTGACCAAATTCTGTTGCCTTTATTAACACATCCATAGCTTTGTTTGTTAATGGATCACTTGCATCATTTCCTACATCCTTTAAAAATTCAAAATACTCTTGGGTGTTTGAAGCTACCTCACGAACATGTTTACCATATTCTCCAAACTGTAATGTGCCATCTTGTAAATCTTTAAGGTATTGAGTTGTTTGCAAAATTATAGATTCATCATATTTAGGGACTACTAATGTTTGGCCTTGAAAAGTTACAGTGTCTGTTGTACTTTGGATTGCATCTCTACTACTATCTAAAAGACCAATCATTGCATCTAATGATTGTGGATTATAATTCATCCCTTGAGGGTCTGCGGCATGGGCTGAAGATGATATAAGCATAACAATTACGAATACTATAAATGCTACTATTGCAAAAAATAATTTGGGGTGTTTATCTTTAAATCGTTTTATTGCATTAAATATTCTTTTTAAAGCACTAATCACAAAATCAACTACTTTGTTAGAGGCATTTGCTGCTTGGTTTACTAAGTTAGTTAATGTTGGTATTATATTGCTTATAACAAATTCAGATACGGCTTTTGTTCCTTTTTTTATAGCATCTAAAATTCCCTCTTCCAATAAATCTAATTCTTCGTTGATTTGTGATTCAGATAATTTTTTATCAAAAGCTCCTTCTATTTCACAACTATCATCTAAATTTGAGAAATATTCTTCCCAAAAATATTCTAAAGCATTTAACCTTTCACCTTCTAATTCTCTATGTAATTCTAAAAATTTTAATTTAAAATTAGATGTGAATAATTGTTTTAAAATATCTGAATGTGTTGCGAAAATCTTAATTTCTCCGTCTGATAATTCATTTAATTTATTTTTTAAAGGATTTTCTACATCAAATTCTATATTGGGGTATTTATCCCTTAAAGTATATATTGCTTTTCTATTTTCTGAAGAATCATCTATAAAAAGAACTTTTTTGGTTGTATCTTTGATTCTATTTTCTATCCAATTAGCTTTATCCTCTCCAGTTACTGGTTGTCCTTTTTCTTTATTTAATCCTAAAGGAACTACATAAGCCCATATTCCTTGATCATTAAGAAATTTTGTAACTGGTAATCCTACAGCTCTTGCTGTTAATATAGTTACTTTAGCATTTGGGTTTTTTATAGACTTTAAAAGTTTTTGGAATACTTCATTATTTAATGTACCTTTACTTATTAAATTTGCAAATGCTTTAAAATCCCAATTTATTTTAATTCCTTCATCATATGTGTCTTTTAAGAAATCTTTTGTTTTTTCAAAATCTATAGATGTAGTTTCTCCTTTTTCTATTATTTTTCCCTCTGGAGATTCTACTGTGTAAGGTATAGGTGTTTCTACTCTTGCTATTGTTTCATCAAAATCATATATGTGTAATTCTGATTCACCTCCTCTAGATTCATTTACTGATTCTTCCCAACTAACAGGAGCTGTTTGGCTATTGTGTATTCTGTTTCCACTTCTAGGGATATAATCTCCTATATTAATATTATTTTGTTGACAATATCCCCCGGGTAATTCTAAAACATTATCTGCTATTCCTGTGTATTGTGGGCAATTGTCTTCTAAACAAGGAGGACAATTAGGGTGTATATTTGTTATTTCGTCATGAGCTGTAAAAACTATATCTAAAGGAATTAGGCAATTTTTCATATGGAATGATCTTTCTCCTACTTCTTCATATGGAAATAACATTCCCCCTTCTAAACTATCTCTTCCCATCATACCCTGTATTTGTAGTTCAGGGGTATTCATTATTTCTATAGGTAATTCTTTAGATAAATTTTCATACATTGTTCCTCCTCCTCCTTGTCCTGTAGCAGCATTATATTTTCCTCCTCTTTTATACTTTAAAGCTCTTGGTATATCATCTTTAGGACCGTCAGGCATTCCTGCTTTCCATTCGCTACCTCTCATATAATCTAAAACTTTATCTTCGGGATTATATAAATCTTCTTCTAAACCTCCTCCAAATCCTGAAATTTTTTTAGCTACATAAGCATAGCTTTTAAAAGCCCAATCTTCAGCTTTGTTTGGTTTATAATAAGCTACAGCCGCTTCTCTATTTTTAAAATTAGAATCATATTCTTTTCCAAAACCTTTTAAATTCCAATCACTTGTCCACATTTCAAAAGAAACAGGATCCCCTGGTTTCCAATCAGAAACTTCCTTTGTAGTTACTATTTGCCATGCTTGTTCTTTTTGTTCAGAAGTTAAATGATCTGGTATAAATTCAAAAAAACTATATTGATCATTACTTTTAATAAAATCTCTCATATCAGTACCTGACACACCTCCTGCTTGTGGTGGTACTAATTTTGTTTTAAATGTAATGTCTCTAGGATCAGCAAATTTACCTATATTAGCAAAACGTTGGTCGTTTGTTTTAATTTCTTTTTCCCCCATAGCTAAATAAATAGTAGATCCCTCAGGAGCTCCTTTTCCATCTTTATTTTCTATATATTCATAAGTATCTTTTACTGGAGAATTATGTTTAGAGGGAATAATTGTAAGTTTATTTGAAGCAGGATCAGAATCAGTGGATCTATATAAATCCCATAATTTAAGAGACATTTCTCTTGTTATGCCTTCTCTTTCTTTAGCCCCTACTTTAACTATAACTGTGTCTGCGTCTGTATTTACAGCTAACCATTTAGCCATATTATAATGACCTGCGTGAGGGGGTTTAAACCCTCCAGGTAAGAGTGCAATTTTTTCCATTTACTACGTAGTTTTGTAATAAATATAAACCTTTATGACAAGGCTAATCTTTTCTTCATTAGAATAGAGGTAGTAAGTTCTGTTGCGTTATGGAGTAATTTTGTAAATTGTTCAAAACCAAGTTCTGATGGGTCTTTATCGCCCATTTCTATAAGATAAACTTTTTTTCCATAAGACATAAATGTTTCAGCATGATTAAAAGCATCTTTTAAAGCATCTTCATCTAAAGCAAGATATATTTTTTCTACATTAGATTTAATAATTTTTTTCATTAAGGTTGTAGATAATTTTTTTCCAAACAAAGGAATCGCATTACGTTTTATAGCCATAGCATCGAACGCACCTTCGCACAAAATCACGGGTAAATCCCAGTTTATATACATTTCAAACCCAATTATGTCCTTGGTACTGGAAGCCAACTTATGTTTAATATACGCGTTTTTATCAAATGAACGACCTACATAATAATTTAAAAAACCATCCTTGTCATATGATGGAATTACAACCATATTTCTTAAAGGACCTTGTTCACAATAATGTAAATCATATTTTACTACATCTTGTTGAGTAATTCCTCTTTGATTTAAATAATGTAATGCATGTTTTGACAGAATCGCTGATGATGACATTATAGGCGTTACTCCATGAGGAAATTGCAAGGTATTTGCGTCTACTTTTTGTTTGACTTTTGATTTAAAATTATACTGTTTGTCAATTTCTTTTAAAGCTCCAAATGCAGCTCCAGGTGCTTCTGCTTTTTTAAGTAATTGAAACGCTCTATGACCTTTATAACCACAAACCCAACATTGGAATTTTTGAGATGCTAAATTGACTGTTAGTTTTTTCTTACGATGGTTGCAAGAAGGACAATTAAACACAGCTTCTTCACCTCCACGAGCAGATTTACTTCTTCCTAAAATCGATTCAAGTAGTTGTTTTAATAAATCTTCTTTCATTTAAAATCTCTGTCATAAAACTTACCTAATATGTTATCATTAAGGTATAACTTATCTTCTAATACCTCTAACACAAATTGATATTTACATTCTAAGTATGTAAGTTCTTTTTTGTTGTAAGCTATTTGTAAGATTTTTCTTTCTAAATCATCATCATTTGCATCTTTAATAAATGCATGAGAACCATAGTAAGTTTTCCAATCGCTTTCTTTTAACACTCTTTTAAATGTTGGTGGGCGACCTTTACCTTCATA